AGATGCTCATTACCGCATCTACCGACGACGCTGTGTCAGATACAATCTTCAACTGGTCGCTCAGTTCCATAACAACCTTTTGATCGCCACCGATGATAACAAGCGATGAACCCGCTGGGATCGGAGCGTCTTTAATCAGGTAGTTAACGTCTCCACCAGATGTCTCCAGATATGCGCTTACCGCTACCTGTGACGATGTGATGTTTGCACATGCCAGACCAATCACCGTTGTCTGTATGTCCATGCCTACCGCATATCCGCCGACAGCCGTTGCCGTTGTCCCTATGCTTGAAGAGAGCTTTCGTTTAAACGTGTTTGTTGCCATTCGACTATCCTAACGCAATTGATAATGCCACGGCAGTACCCGCTGCATCTACATTTAACCCTGTGTGAGCCTTCGCTTGAGCCGCCGAATCCGCCATACTCAAATCTGTAAGGCCCGTCGCCGTGCCACCAGAAATCTCTGGGTTTGACATGGCTAGGGTGTCACTTAAACCTATCACATTTGCACCCGCACCGCCACCGTCACCGTACAAAATGCTTACTTTACCAGTGCCGGGAACTGTCACGTTGGTGCCACTACCCTGCGTGACAATGATGTTTCGATCATTTGTCAAAGAGTTTTTAATAAAAAAGAACGCCTTAGTGCTTGCTGGGGCAATCGTTAGAGTAACGTCGCCACCCAAATCTGCACCATCTACAAACTCAATAACACGGTACATACCGTCTTCTGTGTTATCTCCCGCCTGTGTTGGAGATGCAGGACGAACTTGCAATGTTTCTGTAGTGCTTGTCATGGTGATCTGCACATAACCAGCGAGACGATCAAAGATGTCAACGTTATAGTTTGTTGTATCGCCCCATGTACCTGACTGTTCACCAGTAGCGATTTTCTCAAGTGCAAAGTTTGTTGTAAACGTACTAGGCATTTATTTCTCCTACGCTACCTGCCGTTCAACATAGCCGGGGCTAGATAGCGGTTGACCGGGATCAGGCTTACTGCCGTCAGGCAATGTTGGCTCTTGATACGCGGCACTTGATAGTGCTTGACCTGCTGTAACAGAACCCGGAGTGTTTTGATATACTGGTGTAGACAATGCTTGACCCGGAACGACAATACCGCCCGGACTTGAGTATGAAGGCGCAGAAAGTCCTTGACCCGGGACGGCTCCAGCGGGAGCTTCGTACACTGGGTTTTGAGTCGGAACAAACTGATTAGGTACCTTAACATTACCTGTGACTCCATCTACCGACGCACCTGCGACATCCACAATCTGTTTGATTGATACGCCAACATTACCAACATTTGTGCTTGCAGACAATCCTGTTGTTGAAACATCGACTTTGATACCCGCAATGACGGTGCCGACTTGAGAAAATAACCCATCGCCTATACCACTAAACAACGTGACTAACGCATCACCATCCGTCTCTACCGTACCATCCGCAGCCGTTGCCTCTTCGCCGATGACCGTGACGTTGCCTACACCCGTAGCGGTGACAGAGCCTACATTACCGTTTGCGGACAACCCTGTCTCTGGCACCGTCGCCTCTGCGTCAACAACGACAGAACCAAGTCCGCTTGTTGCGCCAAGACCTGTGGTAGAGACGTTAGCCAGAGCAACAACGGTAGTCGATCCAACCGCAGCCGTACCTGCGGAGCCTGTGAGCGTTAGATTCGCCTCACCTGTGACAGTCTCGTTACCATCACTTGCTGTCGCCTCTAAACCAGATGCCTCAATAACTGCTTCGGCGACCACAGAAACAGAGCCAAGACCACTGGTGGCCTCTTCGCCTGTAACGCTTGTGTTTGCAGCTGCCGAAACCGTTTCGTCTCCAACAGACGTCGTACCCGCGACCCCTGTAGTAGAAACGTTAGCCGTACCAGTAACTGTAAGTGAGCCAACAGAACTTGTAGCTTCTAGTCCCGTTTGTGCGACAACCGCCTGTGCAACAACACCAACGGAACCAACACCGGACGTTAGCTCAAATCCTGTTTCTGCAATAATCGCGTCAGCCGTAACTGTCTCGTCGCCGACTGCGCTTGTGCCCTCTTCACCTGTGACACTTAGGTTTGCAACTCCCGTGACCGCAACAGAACCTGTCGATCCTGTAGCTGACGCCGTGATTGGCGAAATATTCGCCTCTGCAACAACAGAAACAGAGCCGACTGCGCTCGATGCAGACAGCCCTTTCTCTCGAACATTAGCTACCGCAACGTCGGTTACAGAGCCTGGCGCACCTGTAGCCGCCTCTCCCGTGACAACCAGCGGGATAGGTTCGCCCCAAGTACCTTGGGACCATGTACCTCTACCCCATCCCGCGATAATTGCCATCGGACTCTACCGTTTAGGCGATGCGGATAATCGCGTTACTCGCGTCAGCAGTTGGGAACTGAATAGTAAAGTCACCAGCAGTTGATGTCTTATCGCCACCAAATGCCAAGATGATTACAGCATCAGTTGTGCTTGATCCCCCACCAGTTGTGGTGTTGTAGATCATCGCTCCATTTGCAGTGATTGTCGCTGTAGAGAACGTCAAATCGCTGAAGTCTGTGATCGCTGTAGTGCCATCCAAAGACGGTGCAACATTTGTCAAAGCCGCGCCACCCGCTGTATAGCCAGTGCCAGATACTTCGTTTGTTGTTGAGTAGTCTGTTGTAGACGCACCTAGTGTCGCTGAACTTGTGAACAACGCTAGGTTAAATGTGTGGCCTGAAGCCGTAAAATCGTGCTTGCCCTCAAGCAGTTCCTGCTTGAATGAGCTACACATTGCTTGGGTGATCGCCATGTCATAATCTCCTTATTGCGTCAGCCAGTTCTGGATGCCCCGCATCATTAAGGGCATTATACACGGTTGTGCGGTCACTGCGAATAGCTTCGCGCATATAAAATGCTACCACCTTCTCCATGTGCTTTTGGAACGCTCGTGCCTGATCGCGAATAGCTGGATGCGCACTATCCGATACGCTAATCAGTTTCTTTACACAGCGTTCTGCAACTTCATCCGGAGTAAACCCACGGCCCTCTGTCGTTTCGACAGTGACAATAGGTGTCTCAGGAACTTGAAAATCCATCTTAAACATTACTGTTTATTCCTAACCACTTGACCAGCACGATAGTTTTGTGTGGTCTCTTTTGCTTCTCCCAACATCTTCAAGCCAGCTAGTGACTCTGAAAATCTCTTATCATACATAGTCATCATGTCTGGTTCGCCCTTCATAAAGACATACGCCTCTACAAGTGATCCGTAAAGCAAAGACAATTCTGCATTGCGACTTAACCATGTTGTATCTGTGGCAGGAGTCGCAACCGAAGTAAGACTCGCGGGACGATACATGTACTGAATAACAAAGTTATAGTTTGCGTCTGGCGTTGGAGCTAGACGAAAGTTACCAAAGTCATAGTTTGCGTAATACTTTGGAAGACCCTTTGTTGCGGGGTCTGGCGTATATGTCTCGATGTATGACATCTCTTTGAACTCTAAAGGTTCACGCGCACCATATGTTGGTCCTTGTGCAATGCCCGTTTGAATAACTTCAAGGAATATAGGTGCCAAGAAATCAGATGGGACAGCCAAGTATGGGTTATCTGCAGTCATAGAACCGTCAAGCTGACGAACAAACAAATTAAGCTGTACACTCTTTAAGATTCGCTCTTCAGCCGCTCTAATAAAGATCGGCAGGTTGTTTACAAAAGTAGTTTCAGAATTCTCTGCGTAATCCTGAATTGCCTCTTTTAAGCCATCATATGTAAAAGCCATTATACCACCACCGTAACTGAGCCTACGCCGCCCGTACCAGAACTACCTGTGCCGCCAAATGCGCCACCCAAGGACAGCGACGTTGATTTTGTACTTGCCGTTGCTGAAACACCTGTAACAACAACACGTTTAGGAAAGGCTACTGTGCCTGTGGCAAATGTAGCCACTGCGCCTGTAACAGGCACCGTAACAGGAAAACCTACCGTGCCAACCTGACCTACACCCTCTAAACGACTTGGAGGCGTAACACCCGGAATGCCACGAAAACCAACGGGACGAAAGCCATACTGCATGTCTCGCTGTTGCTCTAAATCTACTTCAGGACGTGCGTTTTTAAGAGATTCTGCATCCGCAACGACGTTAAATGGAGAAAGCTGTGGATGCTTTGCTTCCCACTCGTCATTGCCCACAAGAAGCCCATTCCACTCCTTGCGCATGTCCTTCAGGCGATACCTGAATCCTGACCTATCTGTAATGCCAGAGGCATGTTTTCCAGATGCAAACCTAGACAATTCGATAATTCCTTAGACTTGGAGAAATCTGGAACGACGCTCTATCGCGATCTTCATCAATCGCACGACGCATTTCTTCTTCGTAGACTGCTTTCAGCATTTGCACACGCTCTGGTGCACGTTTCAATGCTAGATACTATGCAAGTCCAGCAGTCAAACATGGGTAAAAGCGAAACGGGACAGCCATTGTATCAATCGCTGTATCTGCATCATCAAT